GATACCTGGAGATCCATAACATCTACAATGTAGGTCACGGTTTTCTTGGTATTATCTCCAGATGGGAGATTGGTCATGGTTCTTATGAATTCTTCTCTGAATACCTTATAGCTAAAATCTTGTCCTCCTTGTAGGAACCGGAGGAAGAACATCTTGTCAATCTGACACTGAAGTTCACTTCTTACCCGTACATCTGTACAGGGGATTTGAAAAGCTTTAAGGTATGGCAGTGCAGGTAATGTTTCTAGTTTCTGTTGAAACATTAACTGCCGAAGAAATTGATTTCCGTTGACGCGTCGGGCAACTCGAGTGAGATCTACAGGACTTAAAAAATCCTCGTGAAATTCTCTTGAAGTCACCGCATCATTAAAAATCATTTCTTCTGCCCTAGCATCGGACACACCCTTTTCCTCAATTGAGAAATAAGGAATTGAAATGCATCCTTTCTTGGGTTCGATTCGAGAGAACAAATCGTGAAAATAACACAAACGTGCTGTTTTTTCGGATTGCTCAGATCTCGGTCGTGGATCCCAAGAGAAACTCAAACCTCCGTGAGAAACTGGAACACCGATATTTCGGATTGTTCTTGATAGTTTTGCACGGTTGACGGATTTGAAAAGATCTATCACGTCTTCGGTAGGAGTTTCAGGCATGAAAAACTCTAAATCTCTTTGACACTGACCAAGAACATTTGCTCTTCGGTCAAGGACTACTTGTTTTCCTGAACCAACCACTTGGCCATCGACGATGAGCTGTGAATTTACAGTTCCGTACGTGGGGTGGATATAGTTCTTTCCAGGAGATAGATCAAGACCAAGGTCTTCAACGATCTTTCTCCACTTAGGATAGGTAGTCGGGGTTGTACGCATTAGAATGTCATCACCGTTGATCAGATATTGATCTTCTTTGAGACCGCTCAATAATGCAGTACAGTTGTTAATAATACAGAGAATTGGAAATGAAAGCAACGATCCCATTAATTGTCCTGATCTTTGGAGAGCCGGTTTTAGGCCGGAACTCTTAGGATAGTACATCATATGGGGAGAGACTTCTTTCATGGCCCAACGTTTCGTGGGTTCATGATCCGTAGAGGTCTCTAGGATTCCAGCAAGGACAGCCTTAGTGGCCTCCAACGCTATAGAATCAGTTGCTGCGGAGTAATCTCCAGAAATCCAAACGTCTCCCTCTTTCGAATTGCTATATATACGATCAATAGCAGATTCTAAACGATTTGTTCCATGGGTAAGACAATATTGTGGAAAACACCCTAAGGCGCGCCACATGGCATGCTGAAAAGGTTTCAAGCAAAATGTGTCTCCCATTCCTGCAGTAATCGTTCGAACTTTTAATGGTTCAATGATTGGTTCGACCCGTATGGGTAGTGGGCCAGCAGGAGGAAAGGCAGGGAACCGTAGTTCCTTCCTTACATGAGTTCCTTCGATACCTTCAAATTTTTTCTTTAAAAAAGAATAATAAATTTTTGTAGGACGACGGGACTCTAAATCGTTTAAGAGTGGTGTCAATACTTCTGTATCTTGACACTTATTAACAACAGTTTGTGTCCAAGTATTTCTATAGTTCTCGTGGGTTTTCTTCTTACGAAGATACCCGTTCACAAGTTCACTAAAATCTCCATCATACTTACGCCATTTCTTGGGATCACCTTCTGAATCAAATTCAGAAACCGATCGGAACTGGACGTGAGATAAGTCAGTGGCACACGGATAAGACCGCTTACGATCAAGAGATGCCTCTCGATCAAAAAGTAATCGATCTCGTCTATTCCAGGTGGGTATAAATGTTAATTCATAAAATACACTGGACTCCACATAAAAGACTTTGGAGAAACGACGCCAAAAAGAGTTATCATCAATAATCACTTGGGAATCCTTATAAATAAGATTCAATGGAACTCCATAATGGAGGTTCGAAGTAGTGATGATGATTGGACTCGAGAACATTATTCCTTTGTCAGATAAATCTGCCATTGGAGGACGGTAAGGATTGCACGATACGAGAGTTTGAAATTCTTGTATATCATGTGCATCAGCTGACTGGCCAAGATCATCAAAAATGACAATAGGCTGTCCGCAATATCCGTCCCAATGTTCTGTATGGCACGTTCTTTGGTAAACTAATTGTTGCATCGTCAAATGCGGAAAGAAGACTGAAAAGATTGAAATCAATTCATTTAGTCTTGTACTCTTTCCTTGTCCCGGTTGTCCAAATAGGCCAACGACATAAGGTTCCATCCGGTCATGAGCGTCCTCTTGTAAAGAGTAATCTCGACACCGTTGATGAAAAACCAGATCGCCTTTCACTCCTCCTCGATCTCGAGGAAAACCGAAAGTGGCTTTATTGGATGGGTGAAACCCATCGTGAGGGTCATAGAATTTCTTGACCTTCTCACCAAAGAGACGTCCCTGTTCTTTAAAAAAATCTAGAACATCTTGGGATATCCCTCGATGGGGTGACGATAGCTGGGCTCGATGTTTCTCAAGTGTTGTCTGAATAAATTCAGCCGGTACTTCGAGACAAAGAGCTTTGCTTTGCAACATACTGAACATAAGTCGAACATAATCAGTTTCAGAAAGATTCTTACGAATCTTCTGATGAACATCTTGGGGAAGGAGAGAAATATTTTTTCCTTCCGGAAGTTCTTCCTGAT